ACAAATGTTAATTTTCTATTTTTATTTGGTTAATACTATAGTATCACTCCTAATACATAATGTAAGAGGTGAAGAAAATGGGATTAGCCGCAATATACTTACGCTTATCCAGAAATGAAGAGCAACTAAACATAGATGAAATCTTATCCAATCATCGAAATGCGCTGACCAAACTCGCAAAACAGCAAAAATTAACTTACGACATTTATCAAGAAATTTCAAGTGGGGTTAATACTGACAGGCCTCAATTGAATTTGCTGTTAAGCAGGTTAGATGATTATGATGCCCTCCTTGTAATGGATATAGACAGAATTTCTCGTGACAACGCTCATGCTGAAGAAATTAAAAAGATGCTCATTCTTCATGACATCAAAATTTTGACTCCCCAAGGCGCAATTGATTTGTCACAGGAAAGCAATGAAATGCTTTTCTCATTCCAAGCAATGATGGCAAACTTTGAATATAAACAAATTCGTAAACGTTTGGGAAGAGGACGATTAGCAGCAGCAGAACAAGGGAAATGGACGATGTCAAATCGAGTTCCATTAGGATATAAGAAGAACGAAGAGAAGAGATTAGAGGTAGTTGAAGATGAAGCTAAAATCATTCGTTTTATCTTTCAAAAGACATTAGAACGAGTTAGTGCTAACGAAATTGCAAAACAGTTAGATACTTTAGGGTGGAGAAGCAGAAATGGTAAAGTTCTCACATCAGCACATATTAGTCAAGTCAGAAGGAACGTCGTTTATTATGGAGTTGTTCAAGCGTGCAGACGAGTTAATGGCAGAGTAGTTGATGAAGTATTTGTTGAAAATGCTCATGAACCGATTATAAGCAATCAAACATTTTTAGAAGTGCAGGAGATATTGGCAGAAAATACGGCTGGTAATTTCTTTCATAAATTGAAAGCGAAGAGAAGACTTCAAAATTTAATTTATTGTAATTGTTGTGGGCGGAAGAGGTATCTGCAGAGTGATGGGGCAGGTAAAGAGTTTATAAAGAGTTGTAGTTACAAAATAGATAATAACGTCTGTCAAGATCGTGGGCATAAATATGAACCGGTTGAGCAGTATGTATTACAGAGAGTTAAAGAAAGAAAACAAAAAGTTGAAAAAGCACTAGAAAAGTTGAAATCTCTTGATATAGTTGATGAAGAGAAGGAGTTAATAGTTCGGCGAGAAGCTTTAGAGAAGCAACTTAATAAATTTGAGAAACGTCAACGAAATCTAAAAACAATGAGAATGGATGGAGAAATAAGTAAAGCTGAATTTTATGAGATGCGTGATGAGAACGAAGAGGAAATTAAGTCTATTCGGCAACAGATTGACCTTATTGACATTCAATTAGAAGATTTATCTAACACAGATGAAAAACAATGTGAGTACGAATACATCATCGGTATGTTAGAAAGGTTAGAGGAACTTGAGCCGGAAGCTTGCAACGCTTTTCTTAAGAGATTTATTAAGAAGATATGGTTTAGCAGTAATACAGAGACAAATCACGATACAACAAAACCAAGAAAAAAAGCTACAATAAAAATTGAGTGGTTATAAGCTTAATGCTCGGTCTTTTTTCTAGGTGAAAACCAAGTTTTGTTTTATATAAAATGTTGATAAAGAGTAGTAAGAAATTACAAGACACTTTACAATAAACGAATAGGAGTTGTTGGAAATGGAAAAACAAATTCTTGAAATGTTGGCTGAAATGCAAAAGGAAGCAAAAGAGTTTCGTGAAGAAGTGAGAGCAAGCTTCTCTGAGGTAAACGAACGATTAGAAAGAATTGAAAAAAGACTTGATGGCGCTGGCTATTAGTCTGAGCAAGCAAGAGTTAAAGACTTAAATAAAAGACTAACAACAGTAGAGAGCGATATCTATCGAATGACAAGATAATAAGACTAAAGCACTGGTTGAAAAACTGGTGCTTCTTTTTTTCTTAATCTCCTATGTGTATGTGTAAAAAATAGGTCATAGGCTGACTTTTATTTCCAATCTGATGAAACTCCTCCAATACGTCTAATCTTTCATTCTAATTTTGTTCCATGAATGTCCCCATCAATATACTGTATATAAAGATATGTTATAATGGAAATGACCGAAAATTACAATTTTTACAAGGAGATGGAAGGATGAGTAATTTATTTATTATTGGGAACGGATTTGATATAGACCACAAGTTGCCTACAAAGTATACGAACTTTCATGAATACTTGGTAGAAAATTACCCTAATGCAGTAGATAAAGATGCAACGTTTAATATTGAAGGTTCATTAATGCCTGATGGCTCGATACAATTTGATAAAGATGAGGTAGTAGCTTTTCTTATCGATTTAATTTCTAGAGCAGAGAAAAACGGAGAAGATTGGAGAGATATCGAAACAAGTTTAGGGCGTTTAGATTATGATCCGTATTTTGATGAAATGTCTTATCTATATGATAATGATGATGACGACGATTCATCCGAATGGAGAATTGCTAATATATATGAAGACGTTTCATCGAATTTTTATTTAGTCACTTTAAAGATTAAAGAGTTATTTGCTGAATGGATTAACACTATTGATATAGATGAAGTTGAACCCAAAGAGCCTTTTTGTGAGTTGTTAGATCCATACATAGACCGCTTTTTGACCTTTAACTACACACCTGTTTTAGGAGAGGTTTATGGCGCTATGGTTGTGGAGCATATACACGGAACGCAACGAAGCGATATAATAATTGGTCATGGAGAAGGGGAAAGAGATTTCCAAAATGGTCCGACAGGTACAGAATGGGAGCTTTCAAAAATACATGATTCTTTAAGAAAAGATACACGAAAGATTATAGAGCAGAAACAGGCCTTTTTTAATGACCTAACATCTATAGAAAAAATATACTCATATGGCTTTTCTTTTTCAAGTGTAGATCTACCTTATATAGAAGAAATATGCAATAAATTAGATACTACAAATATTATTTGGTTTCTACATGACTTTAGCAGCGAAGAGGTTAGGGATGGGTACAAAAAGATTATTAGGCAATGTGGGTTTAAAGGAGAATTTGAAGTGTTTAGTGTAAATGAAAAAGAGGCGAATTTGAAATAAAGCTTAAGTTTATAAAAATAATACATCTACAAAATTATACATTTTCCTTCTTCATCTCCTACATATAGGAGATTTTTTTATTTTTGCCCTATACATACCTCTCTTCCAAAATAAAATTCACATTTTATAATATGGTTTCAGGCGAAGCTTGATCGCTTAAATGGTACTATTTTGTACCACTTTAGAAAATATTTCAAAAAACCTTCCGTTTGATTTACATTTTTCATTCAGCAGATAGAAATGTATTGAGAAAGAAAACATTTTAATCGGAGGAACTTCAAATGGAAATCAAAATTTATGTAAGTGATGTAATTACAACTGATGTTATTAAACAACTGGAGCGAGGAAAAAACTATCTTATCGGTTCTGAAATGAACAGTGGTAAAAACTTTTGGGTAAGATATGTTCTTCTTCCTTATGCTTTAGAAAATAACAAAAGAACTTTGGTCTTATCACATAGAACTCAAACAAAAGAACAGCAAGAAAACTACCTTGAAGAATATAAATGGGAATGTATTCGGCAATTTAAAGGTGGACTGTTTGAGCTTAAAACGTATCAACAGTTTCAAAATATGATTCAAAAAAATGATTCAATGCTTCATAGTTACGATTATATTGTTTGTGATGAAGCTCATTACTTTGTCAGCGACAGTTCTTTCAATACGAAAACTGAACTAGCCTTTGATTTTTTGAACGAAAATACTGAAGCTATAAAAATCTTTATGACAGCAACTTCTGGAGGCCTTGGCTATCTTCCTTGGACAAATAAATTAGAAGTTCTACATGAAGCAAACTACTATAACAATCAAGTTAAAGATATGTTTCGATATGAGCAAAATGAAACAGTTGCAGCAGTAATTCATAATGAAGTTGAAAAAGATAATAAAGTTATTGTATTCCATAATTCGAAGGATACAATGACGGATTTCAATATTGGCTTCAATAAAGCTTTGCATTCAGGGAATCGTGAAATTTCTCCAGAATTCAAACAAATTGCAACTGAACAAGAATTCTACTGCGATGTTCTTAATACAACTAAACTTATGACTGAAGGAACTGAAATCAAAGATGATTTAGTTGAAACAATAGTTATTCATGGTATCAGCGACATTGATACTTTTGTACAAGCTACTGGACGAGTTCGGAATCAGAAAGTAAATGTCTACTACAAACGTATTTTAAAGAAGTCTATTCAAGCAAGGCTACGTTATCTTGACAGACAGCTTGAATATTACGAAAGATTTATGGAACTTGGTGAAGCTGAATTCGTTAAAGAATACGGATTGGACATCATCAATAAATCAATGAAGGCTTTCTATCTTGATACAGTTATGGACCCAATGAGCTATCAAAGTTATTCATGTTTAAGAGTTCATCAAACTGGATTAGCATATCTTCAGTATCAATTTGAAGTTTACGACTATATGAACCAATGTGGATTTGAATCTTTCTTTGAGAAATACTTCCCTGGTATTCAATATATCGATTTGGAGCAACTGAAAAAGGAAAATTTCATTAAGCTCGATATCGTTGACAATTACATTGATAAAAAAATCTTTAAAGAACAACAGCAAGAATTAGTCGACGTAATCTGTAATAAGTATGGGCTTCGAGCAAAGAATGGCTCTACAAAAGTCGGAATGAAAACTATCAATGCATTCTTTGAAGAAAATAATATTCCATTTGTTATTGAAAGTAAAAAAGACAACGGTAGACAATCTGAAACTTATACGAAACGATATTGGATTCTTAAACAAGTCTAATTAATCTACTGATACCAAAAAAGTTATCTTTGTTATTAAAATAGAAATATAACAAATTTGGTATCAGCTCCAAATAATCGAATAAAAAGTTTCGAATCTATTAAAATAAACTTCTTTTCGCATATATTAATAGTGAGTGAGTAAAAGTGTCTAGAAACACTATTTATATAAATAGTGAAAAAGTTGCATTTATAAGCAATATTACGTACAAAATCTTCCAGTTATATATATTATGTTATAGAGAGACGTTTACTCCGAGCGTCTCTTTTTCGATTTCAGTAGTTGAGTTTTAAAGTTTTTGCAAAGGCTTTAAGGTTCATTGGGGAGTTGGTTTAACCTCCTAAATTCTCCAATGTCAAGAGAGTCAGTTTTTCCATTTGTCTGGCTCTCCTTTTTTAAAACAAATTCAATAAAGGGCTACTTCAAGTAGCTACTAATAATATAAAACGACAGAATGAGTTCTATCGTTTCCTATCGATTTTTTCTTTTTGAAGAGGCGTATCCTTCGTGGATGCGTCTTTTTATTTTTGCCATTTTTCAGTTTTGCTTTGGCGAGCAAATTTTATATGGGAGTGAAAAAGATTATGAAAATGGAACTACGTTTTCAGGGCACTAAATTAAGTGCTAATAAAGATGATTCATTAACGGTCTCTGGTTATGTCAACAAAACAGGACAACTTAGTGAAGTTCTTGGATCAACAAAAAGATTCGTTGAAAAGATTGCTAAAGGTGCTTTCGCTCAGGCAATTAAGAATGCAAAAGAAATTGACTTTCTTGCAGAGCATGATGCGAAAAAAATCCTTTCCTCAACGAGAAATGGAAGTCTTCAACTAAGAGAAGACAATCAAGGTTTGTACCTTGAAGCAACAATTGTTCCTACAAGTTATGGAATTGATACTTATGAACTAATCAAATCTGGAATCTTTCAAAACATGTCATTTGGTTTTAAAACCCTTTCGGATTCTTGGAAGTCACTTGGAAACGGTCTTTTTGAACGCACAATCACAGAGCTCGCTCTCTACGAAGTCTCAGTTGTGAAAAATCCTGCGTATAGCCAATCAACGATAGCTGCTCGGGGTATCAACTTGATTGAAGATGTTGAGATTCCGAGTTTAGCGGAAAACAAAAAAGAAGAGGAGAAACACAAAATGGAAAAAACAGAATTTAGATATGGTAGTTACAAAAATGAAGTAGAAGTTCGTAAAGAAACAGAAATCCGCGAGTTTAACGATAGCTTTCGTAACTTACAAATTACTTCTGGAAATGAAGCGGTGATTCCGACCGCAGTTGCGGACATTATTGTTGAAAAGTTAGAAGAAACTTCTCCAGTATTTGCTCGTGCTCGTAAGATTCCATCTGCAAGTGGTTCAGTAAAAATTCCAAGAGAAACTGCTGCTGGTGTTGGTATGTTCGTTGGAGAAGCACAGAATTTATTAGAAGAATCAATGTCTTTAGGGGAAATCTCTTTGAATCAAAAACGAGCTGGAGCCTACATTGCTCTTACAAATCAGCTAATTAATGATGCTGCAACAAATATGCATGAGTATGTTCCAAACTTACTTTCAAAACGTACATTCAAAGCAATTGAAAAATCAATACTTCGCGGTATGGCTGCTGAGGAATTCCGTGGAATCGTTCCTGATGCTACGGTTGAAAAGAAAACTTTATCTGTTGCTGCCACTGATGCACAGCTACTAGATACATTATTAGATATGGTGCTTAACGTACATCCAGAGTATCTTCAAAAATCTCAGTTCATTATGTCTAGACCATTCTATAATCGAGTTGCTAAGTTAAAGGATGCTTCAGGTCATTTCTACGTACAAAACGGAATCGTCAATGGCAAACCAACCTATACTTTGTTCGGATTAGAAGTAGTTATCACTAATTCTTTAGATGCTGGCGATGTTGGACAAGTTCCGTGTATTTTAGGAAGCATGGAAGATGGGTACGCTGTACTTGTTAAGAAAGGCCCTAAAATGACTATGGTTCAAGATACTGAACATTCCTTGAGAGGTTCGGTTGGATTTTTGTTTGATATTTTCCTTGATGGGGCAGTTTACAACAGCGATGCGTTCACTAAATTAGAAATCATTGCGTAGTCTTATGTGAAAAAATTCACAAATTAAGAAGTCGGAATATTTTTATTTTGGCTTCTTTTTTATTTTAAAAAATCGAAACGAGGTAATATACAATGGCAAAAATGACAGGGATGAAATGCAAGGTCTATATTGAAGATGCTACAAGTGGAAAGTTACTTGCAGGACAACGAAATGCTACGCTTTCTCGTTCTGCTGAAACAGTAGATGCTACGAGTAAGGATACAGCTGGTTTCTGGAAAGAGAGCTTAGCTGGATTTAAAGAGTGGTCAATTGACTGTGACGGAGCGTACATTGAATCCGATGAAGCTTATGGTCTTTTAGAAACAGCGTTCATCAATTCAGAAAACGTCGTAGTTTACATCGAGTTACCATCAGGAACTAAGTACAAAGGTGAAACTACTATCACTGATTTCTCATTGGAATTTCCATACGATGATCTCGTAACTTACTCTATCTCTCTACAAGGTTCAGGAGCATTGGAGACTATCACAGGAGCTTAATATTAGATAAGGCTAGGAGTAATACGCTCTTAGCCTTAATTTTTATCTGATATTTATAAGCTGCTGTTTTTTCACAGACAGTAATACAGATGCAGCTAGATTTAGGTTGATTGCAGCAGCACAGTTAAACGATAGAAAGGAGAAATACTAATGAGTGTTCATAACAAGCTATATCACTTAATACAAGTACGTGAGTATTTAAACTCAACACAGTATAGAGAAGCAGCGGCATCAATCATTGCTAAAGACTTAATTGAGAAGATTCAAGAGAGAGACCTTAAGGTTAAGAGAACAGTGGTATTAGATCGTACTAATCTACAGTTACGCTCGATGAAGTTGCCGTCAGTTTCATATGGGTTCATCCGTAAGTTCCTTTGATGATGAAGATGTAGATGAAGTAGATGAAGTAGATGATGATGTTGATGAAGTGAAGTGATTGAGTAGTGTAAGTGTTTGTGAAATGATAAGAGTTTGTAGTGGGATAGTGATGCGAGATTGAAAAGTAGATAGCGCAGATGTTGAAGTATCCGCCTACCTCGTTTGAAAAAAAGCTAAAATATCATGTAATAACGGGGTGAGTGTAACTCTCATCAACGGTACCAATTGGCCCAAAACCCGTTGAAATAAAATAAAGCTCGTTCTAATGGAAAGGTTTTTTAGAAAATAAATTTACGAAGGCATCAAAACACACAAGGCTGCGAAACTAGATTGTAAAGAAAATTTTAAGAATATTACAGGATTATTAGTATATTACTCCAGAATAGGGAATTCATTTTATAGCATTATTAAAATTCAATGAAATTTATGGTAAAATTTATTAAAAATGGAGGTGGCATTTTTGGCTGATATTCGAATTGAAGCCTATCCAGCTTTGGAAGGGGACTGCTTTTTAATAAGCATAGGAAACGAAAAAAAAACTAATATTCTAATAGATGGCGGTTTTGCGGAAACATATCATGATTACTTAAAGCCTAGACTAATTAGTATGGCAGAAAATGGCGAGGAATTAAGCCTAGTTATTGTTACACATGTGGATTCAGATCATATTGAAGGAATTATAGAGCTTTTTAAGGAAAATGGAACAGCTAAGAATCCCTTAATTATCCCAATTAATGAGGTCTGGCACAATAGTTACAGACATCTTGATTCAATGAAACAAAAAGGTGAAGAACTTAATCTTGATGAAAAAAGGATTCTTTCTGGGATAATTAGCCAAGGCTGTGTTACTCAAAATAAAAAGAAAAATAATCCAAATAAAGATGTTAGTGCGAAAGATGGATCTACGTTAGCTGCATTGCTATACGGTGGAGAGTATAATTGGAATGGTTTGTATGATGGCCAAGCAATAAATTGTAATAACAAAGAGTTGATCTCACTGACACCAGATATTAACATTCGTATGTTATCGCCTAGTTCAAAGAGCTTGAAGAAGTTAGAGAAATATTGGGTTAAAGAGTTGAGGAAAAAAAAGTACGATTTTAAGTTAACAGACGATAAATTATTTGATGATGCGTACGAGTTTTATTTACTATCCCAAAAAGATCCCAAACAAAATAATGAAAATAAAAATGTATCCCATAAGAATAAAAAGTTAAGTTTAGATTATCTTTTGAGTAAAAAAATGAGCCATGATGGCGCGCCGGCCAATGGTTCTTCAATTTCTTTTATCATTGAATATAAAGAAAAAAGACTTTTATTCTTAGCGGATTCTCATCCGAAAAATATACATAAAGAAATCCAAGCGTTAGTGGATAAATTTAATTATAATCCGCTTTTTGACGTTATTAAAGTATCTCATCACGGCAGTCACAGAAACACTAGTGCTGAGTTACTTAGTTTAATTGATTCTCCTATTTACTTATTTTCTACAAATGGCGAAAAGAATAACCATCCCAACTCTGAGACTATTGCTAGGATAATTTCTAGAAAAGAGGGAGAGAGGCATAGGCATCTAATATTTAACTATCCTGTTAAGAATGATCTCCTATCAGATGAAGAGTTAAGAACAGAATATAAGTTCTCTGTGGAATTATCTGATGGAAATCAAATTAAGGTAATTGATTTATAGAGGGGTTAATAAAATGATTAATAAAGTTGATTCTGAATACGAAACAGCAATAGGTAGATTAATTTGTGGCGAAGAGGACACGGACAAAGCCACTGTTTTTCTTATTTCCCCGAATAGAGCGGTTACAGCTACGCACGCTCTTGATGAGCATTATTTAGAAAAGGAAGCAATCTGTCTGGAGTTCTTAAATATCGATAAGGAACCCATTACACGTAAAGCAACTCCTATTAAGCTTTCCAAAACTTCCAATGCACCTATTAGTATTTTGGAATTGGATGAACCTGTTCAAAGTAATGTGTATTTAAAGTTCTGTAATTCTCAAGTACAGAAGGATTCCATTTATGAAACTTTTGGATACCCAGTAGTTAAGTGGGGAATGGGTCATCGAGTAAAGAGTAATGTATTAAGAAGAGTAACCAGTGATATGGCTCGACCATATGACTGGGATATCGACCTAAACTATGATTCAAATATAGAAGATTTCAGTGGACTTTCAGGAGCACCACTCTTTGTAAATGGGAAATTAGTGGGGGTTGTATTAACTGAATCAGTAGCTAACGATAAAGTAATATCATTAGGTTCTATCAGTGTAGAAAGAATTAAAGACATTTTAATAGAATCAGAAATTCCAATTGATGAGCCTATAATAGATTTTAGTATGGATGAGATATACGAACTAGATGAAAATATGGATTTCTCTGAATCTATGTTTATTGTAAAGCTTGAGTCGGCAGAGATTTATGACCATGAGGATTGTCAGCAGGAATTTTTTAATGCTGAAATAGCAAAAAGCTCGATAGAAAGTAGAGGTATTTCAACTGAAATCAAGAGCTTATTAATGTTAAGAAACAATTTAAAAAGTATCTGGAAAACTCAGCATAGAGCTTATAAAGATGAAGAGGATGGTAATGAACTTTTAACCAAGGTTTATGAAAGAGTAGAAGATTTAAATGATAGTACCCTTAAAAGTAATCCGGATTTACCATTGATGGCAAAAAAAGGGGTGTTGCATCAATTGTCAGATGAATGCAAGGTTGGCTGGACAAAAAATTATAAAATCAGGTTGAAAGAATACCTTTCAAAAAAAGGAGAAAAAGATGATTAAAGAGTTGGATTTAGTTAATAGTGATTTGATTTTAAATTCAACAAGGGTACTCATATTAATATCCAAATTTGAATCAAAGAAATCCTTTAAAATGAATTTAAATAAAATCATGCTTTACGATTTTTATATGAAATTCCCTCAAACTATGCTACCAAAAGAAATAAAAAATATAAGAAAACGAGATTTTAATGAATACTATTCCTATTTTCATTTACAGCCTAATAGAGATGAATATAATTTATTTTTGAGATATTTAGTAAGTAAAAGACTAGTTGATAAAATAATAAGTGGCAGTGATTTTTGTTATCGAATTAATGAAAGAGGTAACGAAGTATTGAAAAGTCTAGAAAGTGAATATTTTCTAGAATTAAATAGTATAGCAGAATTTGTTAAGAAAGAAGTATCAAAATTAAGTGATTCTAAAATAGAAAATGAAATTCTAGAACTATCTTTAAGAAATAGAGATGATTACTAATGAACAAAAAAATACTTTTAGAAAAATTAACACTTATTGGGTTTAGGAAAAACTATGAAGTTAAGTTTAAAAATGGATTGAATTTCATTTCGGGCCCTATGTCAACCGGGAAATCCTCAATTGCTGAAATGATTAACTATGCATTTGGAAGTGAAAAACATAATGCGTATATTGAAATAAGAAACAGTTGTAAGGAAGTGGAGCTAGAGTTTTTTATAGGAGAAAGTAAGTATAAAATAGTTAGACCATTATTTGATTTTAGTAGACCAGTTAAATTATACAAATGGATAGAAGAAATTGGAGAGTTTAGTAACGACTTCGAATTATTGCCTATTGATTCTCCAGCAAATGAGAATTCACTTTCAGCCTTTTTATTAGATGAAATGGGTCTTTCTAATATCACAGTAGCTAGTCAAACTTTTAGTTTTCGGGATTTATTTAAATATTGTTATGTTAAGCAGTCGACTATAGATTCTGAAAATTTATTGAAGGAAAAAGATTGGGGTTCAAGTATAAAAAGACGACCCACATTCGAGATAATTTTTAATATTTATAATAATTTGTTAGGAGATCTTAAGCAAAAGCTTAAAGAAAAAGGACAATATATAAATATTTTAGTTAAAAAAAGAGAAGGTGTATTGGAATTTTTAAAAGAAATAAAATTATTAGATGGTAAAGACTATCTAGAAGAAAGGGAACGACTTACAAAACAGCTCAGTGAAAAAAGAAATAAACTTATGGAAATAAAATCCTCTGGAAAGCATGATGATGAACTAACTATGTATCTAGAGGGCACAATAGCAAAAATAAAAGAGCAAATCATCAAAGTAGAAAAGGATATTCAAGATAAGGAAAGATATTTAGAAAAGTTGATGTTACTTAGAAATCAATATTCAAGCGAGATCCAAAAAATAGAATTTATATTAGAAGGTGCTTTAGTCTTAAATAATTATAAATTTGAAGTGTGTCCTTCTTGTCTTAATGCAATAGAAGAAAAAGCAGGTTGCGATTTATGTGGTAGCGAGCTAAAAGATTTATCACAAGAAGAAACTAAAGTTTTTAAAAGTGAGATTAGTAGAATAAGAAGAAAATTCAATAGTTTAACTAGTTTTATTGAAGCACAAGAAAAATCTTTGAGCAATCGTAAAGAAGAAAAAATGGAATATAAAAAGCAGTTGCAGCTTAAGCAGCTAGAACTTGACCATTTAAGAAATACCTATATTAGTCCATTTATTGAACAAATTGAACAACTTAATTATGAAATTGGGAATATTTGTAACAATATTGAACGGTTAGAACATCACTTTGCAATAAAAAGCCAGGTCTCTAAAATTAATGAAAAAATTGTAGATGAGGAAAAACTGTATAATAACTTAAATGATAGAATTACAACTCTACAGAAAGATACAATTACAAAAGCTGATGTTATAAAAAATTTATCTACATTATTTGCTGGAATTTTAAAAGAGTTTACTTTCCCGAAATTGAGTGATGCCTATATTAAGGAGTCCAATTACTTACCTTATGTTCGGGGGATTAAATATGATGAGTTGGGGAGTGGTGGGGCAATTACAATGACCACTATGGCTTATTTTCTTTCAATTGCTTTACTAGATACTAATAATAAAAATCACCCAGGTTTAATAATTATTGATTCACCACGCAAAAATCTTGGAGCAGATGATGATGATGATGAGTTTAAGGATGAAGAAATTTTTAATGCAATAATTAAGTATTTCATCTCAATAACACATAAAGATAATACAGAAAAAAGCAAAGAAGCGGAAGTAGAAGTTATTAAGGATCTACAGTTGATTGTTATAAATAATGGTTATCCCGATTTTTTAGATGAAAGTGATATTGTAATAAGATTTGATGGTAAAGGAAATAAAAATCTTCCATATGGTTTAATTGATGATATTGAAAATCCAACAAATTAGTAATATATTGAATTTCTATTAGGAAGCTAGTTTTTATACTGAAATTTAAGTTAGTTTTTTACATAAAATATCAATTTTATTACTGACATCTTAACAAGTAAAAATAAGGAAGTCATATCTTCAAAATAGATATGGCCGCCTTATTTTTGTCTGTTTATTGATGCTAGAAGAGTTATGGATTGATTTTATGGCTCCTATCAAAAAAACGGATTCTCAGATTGCCCTGTATTACCCTTTAAGAGGGTGGTTAATATATTTATTATTTAAAATGAATAAAATGTAACAGTGAGCGTTCTAAGACTCTTGAGGATATCTTTGTTTTAATTTGTATTGATTTCCTTTACTATATTCAAAAAAAGAATGATTGGGGAAAGTGTACAGATTACTCGGCATACTTGAATCTGTAGCCACCTTCTTTAAATTTTCTACCAGCAACAGTTTCATTTCCTGTTCTTAATGAATTTTTAATCCAGCCTTGGTTACAGATTTTGTTTTCTTCCGCCCATTTGAAGGTTTTAATCAATCCTTCGATAGTTTCAATGTGTACTCCGTCTTTATAAACTTCAATTGTTCGAGTTCTTCCTTTTTTTCTTCTAGGTTGGGATCCTTCACATTGCTCTTGAGTAATATTTTTTAGATTCATTTTTTATTATTTACCTCCACTGGGATTTCTAGAGGTTATTATATAATAATTGCGAAACTGGGGATAGTTTATTTCTACAAAAAAAGAGCATATGTACGATAGTTCTAAATTATGTTAATATAATAAAAGAGATATGAAATAACAGAAAATTCAGAAATGAAAAAAGAGGAAAAATAATGTTGAACTTACAATCAAAGCTATACATTAATGAATCAAAATCAATGAAAGAGTTGTTCGTGATTTCAAAGGAGTGCAGTATTAAACAACGTCATGGATTAAATAAACAAGAACTTTTGAAAGCAATTAATGAAGAAATTATGAAGCACAATCAAGAAGTTGAGCAACAATACATGGAATGGAAAGCTGCTCAGTCTTTACAACCACCAGTCAAACAAGAAGAAAAGCCTGTTAGAAAACCTCGTAAACCGTTAGAACGAGTAAAACGCCCCGTAGTGTTAATCAATGACAAAGATGAAGTGATTGAAAAATTTGAAAATCAGGCTAAAGCAATACATTACTGTGTGACTAACGGAGTTTGCAATGTTGGCTGGGCAAACTGCTCTTTGAAGACTGGTAAAGCGATGTACGTAAAAGACAACGGTAAGATTACAAAGTCTCAGAACGGAAAGTATCATGGAGTTGGGTACAGACTGTTATTTGTAATCTAAAATAAAATTTCATTGACCGTAAGGAGATGATTTAATTAATCCCAAAAAGATTAGTTAAGTCATCTTTTTTTTATATTTATGAGGATTTTTAATTTACGTTTTTCATCTGGCAGATATAAGAATCATGCGGACAAAGAACACAGACAAAACGTCTCGCATATCATATCGGCAGAGGTGAGGAGCCCCATGGATTTTAACTACGAAGAAATAGGAACGTTTGATGCGGAGAAAGCTGCAAAAGCACTTATTGAGTTAGCACAAAAAATTAAGCAAGTAGAGAAGAAAGTAAGCAAAAAAGAAGATGAAAAAGCAAGTTAGACCTGTACAAATTAAAGTGTACGGGTTTTCTTTTTTATTTTATAATTATTATAGGGAGTGATACATATGGATATGATTGAATATTCTGTTGATTTAGAAGAACTCGAACAGATGAGAAAGTTGTTAGAGATGTATGAACAGCTTAAAGGTAATGAAGAATTTCAAGCTTTCTTTGAAGAGGAGTACCGAATAAAAATAGAAAAACAACAAATATGAAAATATTAGATGGTGTTTATGTATATGAAGTTAATAATCATGATGGATATTACGTGGAACAAACACTTCAACATGTCACCGAACAAGAAATGAAAAAAGGTGAAACAGAATGGATTGAATTACACTATCATTTTACGTTCGGTGATCTTGTGCAAGTTACGGGATATGATAAAGATGTTTTCCGTATCGTTGGGTTTCGCACAGAGGTGTGGCGGTATAAAAATGATGCTTGGGAAGATACAATATATGAATTATCGAGAATTACAGATGGTGAGTGGTTAGAGGCTGATGAATCAGATTTAACTTTGCTTGCGAATGCACAAACTGCTAATGCAATCTTGAAAAAAATGAAACAAGATAAAGCTGGGATGAATAAATTAGATTTAGGAAAATTGAAGTCAATAAACAACTCAAAAAAGGTGAGTATTAAAACGAGCAGACAAGAAATTATTGATGGATTATTAGATATTTATAACGACTATCAATTATTATACGGAACATTTCAAGATGAAGAATATAAAATTGTTATGGATGTCGTCCATAATTATTTAATTAAATTAACAGAGAAAAAATAGTTAGAAAGCAAGAAGAAATTGAACAAAAATATATATTGTGTACGGTATACCTACAATAGTTAAAAAAATAATAAGCCCTTTAATGACAGAGTCTGCCCATTTATCTTCATGCATGAACTCTTCTTTTCTTTGCCCTATTTCATATTGGTATTCCATTCGTATTTCCCCCTTCAAATAGCTTGTACTACATCGTATGCTGCAAGGTGAAAGGATATGACAGACAAGTATGATTTGGAAAAGAAAATCTATTTTTCTAATCTTGTATACATAATTTTGAAATTTCTTCATAAAACAGAAATAAAGGGGTGATGCTCATGAAGGAAATTGAAGTCGTAATTGATACGGAAGAAATTGCGGAGTTTTTTTATGAGCAACTAATTGAGAGAGGGTATGTACCAAAGCGAGAGGAGATTGAAGATCTCGCTGATATTACATTTGAGTATTTACTAGAAAAATGTATGATTGATGAAGTGTTTGACGAAGATGAAAGATGAAAGTAACGACGGGATCTACTCGTCGTTTTTTACCCTTCAAAATTCTTTCTTTACAAACTTGTCACAAACATAAAACGTAATTATTGATATAATAAAAAGAAAATTTTAAACAAGAGGTGAAGGGATGTTCAAAAAAATTATTGATTCTTTACTAGGAAAGAAGAATAAATATCGTTCCTACTCAAGTAGTGATTATCGTCATAGAGGTCGTTCGTATTCAAGTAGTGATTATAACAAGAGGAGAAATTCTCATGGCTATGGACATCAGCATTATAAAAGAAAGCGTAAAAGCCGCAGCTTTTTTTCAAGTAGTTGATGAAATGTCGTGATATACTCGCTTGGTTTGATAGACCGCTGCGTATGGATACAATTGTCTCGCAGCGCTATAAAATTGAATCAGTAATTGGAATGGGCAGCTATGGCTTTACATATATCGTTTATGATTTGCAAACGAAAGAAAAAAGGGTTTTGAAACAGTTAAGACAAAGTAAGCAAAAATATATGTCAGGTAGAAGGTCATTCGCACAGGAGCAAGCGATTTTAGAGCAGTTAAATCATCCGGCAATACCGCGCTTATATGACGGCTTTATATGGAAAAAACAGCCGTTTTTTGTAATGGAGTACATGCCAGGTAAGAATTTTGAAGACTTCATTTTCAAAGATGGACATGTATATGAAGAGCGTGAGGTTTTTCAGATATTATATAAAGTACTTGAGCCAGTTTCTTATTTTCATAGTAAAGGTATTATTCACCGAGACTTACGAATTCCTAACATTTTAATAAAAGAGGGGCAGATTAGTATTATCGATTTTGGATTAGCCAGATTTATAGAAGAAATCGATGAACGAGCATCTACCTATGAAGGAGAACAAGCCTATATGCGAGAAATTCACTATCGTAGTGATTTTTATGCGCTAGGCCACTTTACATTATTTTTATTATACTCTGGCTATGAATCTACTGCAAAAGAAGAAAGGCCATGGTATGAAGAGTTACAGCTAATGAAAGAAAACTGTGAAATTATTATGCGAATGCTACGGATGAAGCCTCCTTATTATGAAAATATACAAGAAGTTAGAGAAGATGTACGCCATGTATTAGAAAGGATGGGGGATACATGTTTCAAAAGTTTTTAGCAAGCGTTGGAATAGGAAATGCAAAAGTGGATACAGTTCTTGAGAAAGATGAATATCTAGTAGGAGAAGAAATTGTAGGTGTGGTTCATATTACGGGTGGATCAGTCAATCAACAAATTGAAAGCATTTATTTAACACTATCGACATCCTATATACGAGAAATAGATGATAAAAAAGTAAGTGCTACATTCGATCTAGAACGAGTACGTTTAACCGAACCTATTACGATATCTCCAAATGAAAAAGTAGAAATTCCATTTTCATTCTCAATGCCAATTGAAGCGCCACTTACATTTGGAATGAAAACGGTTTGGGTTCATACAGGTCTTGATATTAAGCACAGTATTGACCCGAGTGATCGTGATTACATTCAGGTGCTACCCAATGTGTTATTAAACAGTGTTTTAGATAGCGTAAAACAATTAGGATTTAGGCTTCGTCAAGCGGAGTGTGAAGAATTACCACGTCATTTACGTGCCAATATTCCATTTGCGCAAGAGTTTGAGTTCATTCCAGTTTCCGGACAATATTATGGAAAATTGGATGAATTGGAATTATTAATTTTACCACGTGCTTATGATCGACTGGATATTGTTATGGAAGTTGATAGAAAAGCACGTGGGTTAGCAGGTTTATTTTCAGAAGCATTAGACTTAGATGAAAGAGTTGTTCGTTTTACTGTAACACGTGAAGACATTCCAACGATGCAGCAAAAAATTAACAGTTATATTTCTTAATAAATGATGCATAAAAAAGAAATGGAGAGGAAAACTAAAACAACCGCTCCATTTCTTATTTTTATATAGTGAGGTTATGTATGTGAAACGATATCGACATGTATACTTGTTAAGTACGTTACTCATTTGTTTTGTCGGATTATCACTTTCGTATCATACCGCTTGTGTTGAGAGATTTGATGATGTTATTTCCAAATTTATTCAAGGTTTTCGGAACGATTATTTGACAGCTTATTTTACCTGGATGTCTTATATTGGTTCAAAAAAAATATATTTTCCATTATTAATCATAGTTGTAATGTACTTTCTCATTCGAAAAAAGTTGTTAAGTGCGTTATTTTTAATCGTTAATTATTATGGATCTCGTTATCTTAACAGCCTCTTAAAATTATGGTACGAACGCCCAAGACCGGATGTCACGCAGCTTGTTACAGCTACAGGGTATAGTTTTCCGAGCGGCCATACGATGAATGCTACAGCATTTTTAGGGTTTATCGCCTATGTAACAATCACAGAACATCGTATTACACTGCATAAAAAGTTGTTGCTTATTTTTATTACATGTTTTGTTATATTTTCTATTTCTGTTAGTCGTGTATATCTCGGTGTCCATTATCCATCCGATATATTAGCGGGTTGGGCAGCGGGTGGAAGTTGGCTTGTTTTATGTATTATGTTTCATCAAGCATTCATCAAAAAAGAACCTATGTCATCATAGGTTCTTTTTGCATAGGTTCAACATGAATATGAGTGTGTAAAATTCCAAATTTTCGTTCTAACATTTCTTCAATTGTATCGGTAATATGATGGCTTTTACTCACGTCCATATGGGCATCTACTTCAATCGTAATATCCACATAGGTTTGGTTTCCATACATACGTGCGCGAATATCAACAATATGTTCAACACCAGAAACGAGTCTGACAGCTTGTGAATATTCCTCCATTTTATCCGGATCAATGCCGTCAGTTAACATATGAGAAGCTTCTGTAAAGATGTCCCACGCAGTTTTGCAAATAATAAGGCCAACGATTAATGCCGCAATTGGATCGAGGATAGGCAGGTGGAACTGTGATGCTACAATGCCGATAACTGTACCTATACTCACGAGAGCATCTGATAAATTATCTTTTGCAGCGGCTTCTAATGCTTTACTTTTTGTTCGCTGCGCAATTTTATTATTATATTTGTACACGACGTACATGACGACAGCACAAAATAAGGCAACCCATGCTGCAAGTACATTTGGTGCGGTTTTTTGCGGATTGAAAAACGATTGAATTGCACTTACGATAACTTCTAAACCAACCGTTGCCATAATAAAAGAGGCAACAAGTGAAGCGATTTGTTCTGCACGTGAATGTCCATATGGATGATCTGGATCACGGGGCTTACGAGAAATTTTAAGACCAATTAATACAGCTAAAGAAGCACCAATATCTGTTAAGTTATTTAAACCATCCGCCCGTAATGCACTGGAAAGGGCAATGTAGCTAATTACGATTTTCAGTGATGATAAAAATATGTAGGCGATAATGCTGACAATAGCTCCTTTATCAGCTTCTTTATTAGAAAGTGAATTCATAACGATCACTCACCTTTCTGTTAGGAAATTCTTTCTATTAATAGAGTATCAAACGAAACTCGTGTGGGTCTATACAAACATTGTTGACGCTTTATAGCTTTTTAAGTAGGGGATAACAAAGTTTCGTAAAGGAAAAATATGTTGCAAAGTGCAAAGGAAGAAAAGGTGAAAATTTCATCGTATTTCCTTTACGATACAAGGAAGGGGGAAGATGCGAAAAATATTATCCTGCTTTTTACAATCCTTAGTATCACAGGGTGTAAGTCGTCCAATGAGGAAGCAAGATATTTCTATGCTATCGATATCTATTTCGAAAGGATTTGGCGGTTTAAATGAAGATTATTGTATGAATATTGAATGAAGATGAACAAAAATTAAAGGGGATTAGTAATCTGCTATATGGTTTGTTAATTACATATAAAAATGGAGATGTATCTTGAAGATGAAGGAGAAAGAAGTATCCTAATGTATATTGGTCAGGAGGAAATAGCCTATTACACTTCTGAAGAAATGACTAAGTAATTACGAAAGAAAATCATTAAAATAGAAAAAGTGCCTCTGAAAGAATATATCTCAGAGGCACTTCTTCTATTTTAGTATGCTTCTAAAAACTCAGTAACTTGCTCTTCTGTTTTTGCGTTCGCACTATGTAAATGACCAAGCTTTTCACCATTTTGATACACTAATAAGCTAGGAATTCCCATTACTTGATACTCTTCTGCAATACTTGGGAACTCATCTTTATTAATAGAATACCATTCGAATTTCTGGAACTCTTCCATTACATCTCCGATAAAGTTGTCCATACGTACACAATCTGGGCACCATGTAGTGAAGAACTTAACTACTACCGGCTCCTCGCTTGCGATAATGTCATTGAATTCCTTTTCAGACTTGATTTCTTTCATGTTTTTCGCTCCCTTTACAATTGTTTTATTTTGTATTTTTTTAGGTGGTAATTTCATTAAAAAATCGAAACTTCTAACGAATTTCTAACGAACGGTTTTATTTCCGAACAATTCGTTTGCAAATTGGTCCACCGCAGTTTCTTGAAGTCCTGGTACGACATGTGAGTAGGTGTCTAATGTGATGCCCACTCTTTTATGTCCTAAACGTTCACTTACAATCTTCGGATGAATCCCTTGTTTCAACATTAGAGTTGCATGAGTATGCCTTAGATCATGGAACCGAATATCAGGAACCTCACTTTTCTTTATAAGCTTTTTCCAGAGCTGTGTCAAACTTCTGAAATTGCAAGGATTTCCGTTAATGGTAGGGCAGACTAAATCATAGTCGTTATATTCACTTCCGTGCCGTTCTTTTTCTACATTTATTCGTTCATGATGTTCTTCCAGGGCGTGTAATGTGATTTCAGGAAGTACGATTAAACGTTTCCCTGTAGAGGTTTTTGGTTCATGAAATTCTTTAGTAATATGAGAAAGGGTTCTTCTTTCAAAATCAATGTCTTTCCATTGTAGACCTAGTATTTCACCTTTACGCATTCCACAAGTGATTGCAAGAAGATAAGCTACATAATAACGACTATCCTGAGCATTTTTAAAAAAACGCAGTACATCTTCCTCAGACCAAGTGTTTACTGTTTTTTCTACCCCTTTAGGTGGACTTACAACATCCGCAACATTCTTTTTAACAATTTTATGTCTCATTGCATAAGAAAGGGCAGTACGAATAATCTGATGTATACTTCGTACCGTAGTGGGCTTCATACTTTCTGATAGATCACTATAAAATTTTTCAAGATCTATACCCTTTAATTTTTGCATTGGAATGTTACTGAGTTTTGGTATAATACGATTATTAATATGTTTACTATAGTTATAGTACGTGGTTTCTCTAAGATTTATCTTCCTAGCTTCAAGATATTGAATAAAGAATTCACGTACTCTCATTTTTGTGGGCTCGATATACGAGCCTTCTTCTATTTCTACGATTCTTTTAGCCATATCGGTTTGTGCTTCTTTTTTCGTTTTATATCCTGAAAACCATTTTTGGCGTCTTTTGCCCGTTTCAGGATCGGGACCAATGTCTACTATTATTGTTCACTTCGAACCTGATATTATCCCCTTAAGATAGACAGTGTAAAAAGACCATGAACAAACATGGATGTTACACTTCTACTTGGAGGGGATTTTATTATGGTTAAAAAAGGGGTTAAATTTCAAACTTATTCAGATGAATTAAAGATACAAGTTGTAGAAAGTTTTTTAAATGATGAGGGTAGCCAATCAGCTATAGCGAAGAAATATGGGCTTAAAAGTAGAACACAGTTAATGGATTGGGTTCGGAAATATCAAGAAACAGGCGGTATTTCAGACTCACGGGGAAAAAACAACGGTAATAAGGGCTTCAAAAACCCCTTGAAAGGTCGATCTCGTACGAAATTCGATAGTATGGAAGAAGAATTAGAATACTACAAGGCACAGGTGGCTTACTTAAAAAAGTAGTATCCAAATCTGTAGGAGATGTCCTTGCCCAAACGGCTAAGTACGAGATTATTGAAGAACTACGTTCTCGATACAAAGTAATCTGGCTTGTCGGCATTGCTCAGCTAAATCGTTCCAGTTACTATAAGTGGCGTTCAACACGTACTCAAAGACAATTACGCTTTTCAAAGGAGATACATTGCGTGAACAGATTCAAGCAATTGAAACATACATCTATCATTATAACTACAAACGATTCCAAAAACGACTCAACCATCGAGCTCCGATTGAATATCGAATCTCGATGGCTGCCTAGTCTTTTTTTAAAAGCTGTCTACTTGACGGGGGTAAGTCCAGGAAAACGCGTTGTTTCTAAAGTAGACAACCTTCGTTTCTATGATTCTCTATCTTGGCAGGATAAAGATGTGGCTGGTTCAGTAGATGCAGGATTAGGGTTTACAATCGATGCAAAGGTAACTGTTAATGGTTACCCGCAATACAAAGTACACAATTCGAAAGGGAATACATACTACATTACGGCTAGTAATGCGTATGTGAATGTGAAGTAATATGAACAAAAGACCGCCTATTACGGGCGGTCAATTTTTACTAATTATTTTTTAATGCTTGTTTTATCGTTTTAACTGTTTGTTCAAGCCATTCTAATGGTGTTATTTCTAACCCGTCAAAATATATTCCATCTGCAGAATACCGTATGTATTCATTTTTTTCTGTATTACTATAATCGCTTTGAATAAATTCAGTTAGAAAAATAATAGCGTCTTGTAAATATTCCGTACTTTCTTCTTCAAGTAACTCTTGAAGTGCTTCTTCGTAAAATGTATCTTGATGAAATGTTGCTGCTAAGAACTGATAAACCGGATCTTCTGGATTTTTTTTTAATAGCATATATTTCTTTCCGCCTATTAGTCAACTGGATAACCTGTTAAAATGAAATTTCCATATAATATAAAGTGAAAAATTCTCTGGGAAGTGTGTTCTACAATACAGATAGTCATATTTTGTATAAGTTAAATAGCAAAATGAAAAGCCGACTCTTATTTGAACTGCCCTCCAATTGTTAGACTGTATCTAACAATTGGGAGCAGTTCATTATATAGAGTCGACTTTAATTATTATCTTTTTGATGCTCTATATCCAGCAGCTTTTGCTTCCGCTTCTGAGCAAAACATTTCTTCGGCATTTGTTTTATCATAAAACTGTTGTCCAGGCATATGATAAATTTTTTCACCTTTACTGTTTTTATTCCCTTTAATATTACAAGAGCCACCTTGCTCAGTTGACTGTTTTTGATTTGATTGAGGAGCTGGAGTCGCAGCTTCTTGTTTAACTTGAGCCTGTTGTTCTTGTTGTTTCTTTTGCTCTCCTTCTTGTTGCTTTTTCAATTCTTGCTGTTTCTTTTGTTCTTCTTCTTGTTGCTTTTTCAATTCTTGTTGTTTCTTTTGTTCTTCTTCCTGTTGTTTTTTCAATTCCTCTTGTTTTCGTTCGTCTTCTTGTTTAGTTGTGGCTGTTTCTTTTACTTTTGTGTCTTCTTTTTTTGTAGTGTCCTTGTCACCATTAAAACATGAAGCAAGTAAAATAATTAATAGAATAATAATACCTAAACAACCTAAACACCCACACCCGCGGCGCTTTTTATCTTCCTTCTTATTTCCCACCTCTGACATACTTACCTCCCTATGTACTACAATCTCAATATCGAGTATAACAAATGTTTGATAATAATTTTACATATTTTTCACAATTAGAATTCTTTTTTGTAAGAAATACTACCTCTATGGGGGGGTGTCTATGTTTTATGCATTTCTAATAACCACATTCATTTTATATTTTGCTTGGTACGTTTATAAAAGAAGGAAAGACCATCATTTGTACCAGCTTATTGCCCGCTTTAATAAAGACGAAGAATTTAAGCGTACATTGGCGATAGGGTTATATTATCGCTTTATGAAACCACAAGAAAACGAAAAGTGCTCATCTGTTTTTATCCGTCAAACACCACTAGAATTTGAAGTGTTTGTTGCAGAGGTAATCGAACGATACTATGCTGGTACAACTTTTGTCACAACAGCATCAGAAGATTATGGTGTGGATTTTGAACATACTGTAAACGGAGAATTATATCTTGGCCAAGTGAAGTGTTTATGTAATGACATGTCTTACAAAGCAATTGCGCTTGTACATAGTAATATTGCTAAGCGTGGAGCAAAAGATGGATATGTTGTTTCAACCGGTGGTTTTTCGAAAAACGCTAAACAGTACGCAAAAGAATTAAATGTAGAATTAATTGATGGATCTCGATTAGCTGAAATGTATATGGAATCCATTGAACGTCACCCAGTACCTCAATATGTATTAAACCCTGCTAATAATTAACCAGCAGGGTTTTCTTTTTGTACCTCGTATAAATCGTCTACTTTGCAGCCAAAAAGATTAGCCAACAAGAAAAGTCGATGCGCATTTGGAAACGAGGTACTTGTTATGTAATTATTCAGTTGCTTTACACTTACTTCTAATTTCTTTGCTATGAAATCTTTTCGATATCCGCTTTTTTCTATCCAATCCCCAATTCTACTGTTCAATTTAATCTCCATATTTATCACCTGCAGATTATTTCAACGTTTATTTCACAAACAACTTTTTGTAAATAAATTTCTTATAGGTCATATACCTATAATACTTCCACCTGGAAGACCATGAGGAAATAGAGACATTAAGAAGGGAGAGGGAATATATGCGTTGGCAATATGCACATTTGAATGAAACTCCTTACCTTTACTCTTCAAAGCATTTAAAACAAATGCACAAGAAAGCTCGTTCAAAAGATGAAACAGAAGCAATGTGGGGGCACATGCAAAAACATGAAGTTGATGATTATGAATACAAAGGTTATTACAATTTAGCACGTCAAATCCAAGAGGAACTACACGGTGAAGAAACGGTTGATATGGAATGGGGAGACATATTCGAGGATTACAAACCAGTGATGACAAAGGATGGCTTGAAACTCGAAAAGAGGAGGAAAACAGATGGCCAATGCAAAACACGGTTTCCGTTTACCAACGCGTACAGCATCTGAAGTAGTGATTGATCAGTCTGGCTTAGAGAATTTACCATCCGTGCCAGGTAGAGCTATCTATATGAAGGAAGATTTTACAGAACTACAAGTGCCGTATATTGATGACAAAATCATGTGGGAGCATCTAAAAGAATACGAGGTGGAGAAACATGAACATCCAGAGTCATATGAAAATCAACCGTCAGATGACGATATTTGCGACGATTAGAAAGCTGCAATTTGCAACTAGAAGATATTTGATGTGCGTACATGATATGGGTGGTATACGGAATGCAAATAGGATTATGGGTGATTTGAAACCATATGTCAGTAAGGCGATACACGGGAAGTAGTATGTATATTATCTCAATAAAGAAGGTTATTCGTTGTTTGGCGAAGGTAGGGTTGTGTCAAGGGGAAAACTGGCACATGCATTGCTACGAAATGAAGCTTGGTTACATTTGTTCTGTCCAGACGATTGGCAAATTGAAACAGAAATACGTTATAGAAAGAATAGAGAGAAAAAAAGAATTATACCAGATGTGAAGTTTCGGGATGAAGAAGGGATACTTCATGCAATTGAAGTAGATCGTTCACAAAAAATGAAGATTAATGAACTAAAAAAGTATGAAGAGTTTACGCAAATTTATAAGCAAAAATATAATGGAAAGGTGCCAATTATTCATTTCTTTACAGTTACAAAATATAGGGAAAAGAAATTGGAACAGTTAGCAGCAAAATATGATATATATGTGAAGGTCTATGTGATTCAAAGTATATAAGAGTGTAGCAAAAAAAAACCGCCCCTCTACTTATAAGTAGAGGGGCAGGGGTTACGAGGGATAAACATCTTCAAATTTAATCCCAACAAGCATATGTTTCATCATTATAAGGCATTGTGCACTATCATTAACTGTGAAAGAACAAACTTCCTGTTTAGTTTTTTTTACAACCAAAACATCAAAACTAATGGCTAAAACGTCTGTAAGATAGTCTTTGTCCTGAGTATCTATAGCGATTAAAATATTATAAGTATATCTTGGAAAAACACTCCCAGTGTTATACCAGAAGATCCATGGTTCAGCATCTTGCTTATTTAAATTAATAAACATGTTAGTAATAGCATCGGTCACCTGACTTACAATATCTTGGTTTATACTTTCTCCCCAATGATAAGTAGGAAATGCTAATATATCTTTAATAATCAGATTACTAATTTTCTCAATCAATTCTGAAATTTGAAGTGCTTCTCCTCCGATGATTGCTTCCTGTGCCGACTTCAAAAAGTTTATATCACGATTTGATTCTAGCACGTTGACTAGAGTGCGAGGATCAGTGAAATCATTAAAATCCATATCCAATTCTTCAAAGAATTTCTTTAATTTAAGAACTTGTCCCAAATGCTCTTGTTTCACAGTAAACACATTATGAAAGTGATTATTCCCCATTTTTCAACAGTCCCTCCTATATAGAGCATAAGACAGATATATGATGAGAATTCCAATATATAACTATTTTTTGTTTTAAAATGTGGTATTGTACCTTTTCGAAAATAAGTTGTCCTAAAGTCTTGAAGAATAAGATTGTTTAGGTTCATTTTTTTGTTCACTGTAGTTTGAATAAACAGTGAACAATTTTTTAGCGTACGAAATTTGCGAAATGTTGGTGCTACTCTATCCCCATCAAGCTAAGATTTTAAGGTACCCCAAAAACGAAATTTTTATCTCTTGACAGTTATTCATGTAAATCCAGCTCGTCTATTTTGTTTTGGAGTGTTATAAAATTCTTAATTTGATGGGCATGAGAGGTAAAGTATCGCAACTTTTTATGAACATCGTGACTTTATTTCAAATCGACAGTAATATCTTTTAACACGGCACAGCACTTAGTTTATCTTTATTTATTTTCTCGTGGCTATAAAATCTGTTCAATTCATTGAAAGCTTCCCATAATGTAGCCAAAGGTGCCTTTCTACTTGTCTGATTTATTTAAAACTTACTATTTAATGAGAATTATAATTTGTAAAAACAATGTTCTCTTATACTTAAAGTATTCAGCATGACATTACAGTACAGACTCTCGTTCAATATCGAAAATGTCTATCTCATTTTGCTCAAATAAATCTTCAAGCTTATTTGAACCATTTTGTTGAGCAAATAAATATTCTTTTTCTGATATTGGGACGGCAAGCAACCATGCGACTTTTTTGTCTGGGAAATCAATTGTTTGCAACTGATCTTCCCACAGAAATGGTGGCACAAAAAACATATGTTTCATTTCACTGTTAGGATAATAAAACTTCAACACATCCAAAAATATTTGACCTGGATAGATTGGCATTTTTGAATTGATTACACAAAAAGCACATGTTGCTAGTACATTTGCATAATTATTATAAGTTGTTGCGCTCGCACCAACAATTTCTACTCGTAAAGACTTTTCATCTATAGATCGTCCTATTGAATGCATATACAAGCCAATAGTAGAATACGATGTAACCCCCTCACAAGGTCTATCTCCTGTTGATAAAATATCTATATTACTTATACTATTATCATCCCAATATTTAGAAACAACAGGATTACCTCCAAACGCTTTTAAAGCTGATTTAGCAATTATTTTACTTTCATTTGATATCCCCATTATACTCTCCTATCTTTCGCTAATACTTCTTAATAATTCCAGTCTCCAAAATAATCATCCGTTAAATCTTCACCTTTAGCATTATCCCAGACATCATCTATATCCTGAAGGTCTGGTGTAAGTTTTATCGCCTGAGTCACTTTCAATACCATTTTCTTTTTTATACTTATCCCAAGCCTTACTCATTTCATCCTTACTATAGTTACCTTTGTTGGCAGTTCGAAATTCATTCCATGTCAATGGGTTAGAACTACTACCACCAGAAGACGAAGAAGACTGGAATTTTTGAAGAGTATCAATACTATTTTGAATTGTATTATACTATACAAATCCACCATGTGTAACAACACCCACTCCAGCTGCTGTAAGAGCTGCATTAGCGGGAAGAACTCTTGGTGATGCTGCCCCAACAGTTACTCCTTCTAAAAATACAGTTCCAACATTAGACCCTGTTACAAGGGCAGAACCACCTAAACATTATGGAAGCTGTAGACAGAGCGATTGACCAAAATGCAAAGCGTTGGAAATAGATCAGCGGCATTCTATTCGATTGACAAAAGAAGAATGTCAAAACAATTGCAGATGTAATCAAGCTCGATGAAAATTATAAAAACCGAAGAGGTGGTGTAAAAGAGGCAACACGTCGGAAACGCTATGGCAGTGGTAATGCAACGAGCAGAAATTATGAGGAAGAAAATGCGAGCAGAGAGCGGAACATGCCAAGCTTTATTAAGCGAGTATAAGTGCTCAAAATGCATGGATTCAGAAGTTGTTTTTTATGAAGAAATGAATGAATTTGGTATGAGTAAAAAAATAAGGACAAGCAGTCGTACCTGCCGTCCTCATTAGGAGAAAGATTACCCTGGATAAAAACTACGAATAATCAGAAAACACGCTCGTAAATAGTGTTAACGTAAATTTAAATATATATACAACAAAATGGGATAAGCAAAAAATGCTTATCCCAAGAAGGGTAATTTAGGAGGAATTCAAAACACCAAAATGACTCGTATTGGTAAATAGATTCGTTGATAGTATATGTGAAATGAAAAAGATTATACGAAAAGCAGATAGCTCTTTATGCTATCTGCTTACGTTGAAAATTATGTTTTCTCAAAAAACAGTAATACAGCAACTCACTTATGGGTAGTTTGTGTGAATTAAAAAAGTTTATACAAAAAAAGGGCAGACAACACTTTTGGTTGCCTGCCGGTGGGTTGAATGAGTTAGCGAATTGCAATAAATTGCGTTCTCATTACAAGAAGAGTGAAGCCGCTAGTTCGGACGGCTTAAGGATAGTGTGGGCTAAGAAATATGAATTTATGTGAAAAATGTAATCTGTTACGTCCAAATGAAGAAATAAATAGATGTTCATCAGACAAGGGAAATGGAGTATATCTTTAATGAGGTGTAGAAAACTGACAAATTGGGAGAAACCTTAAAAAGCTAGGCGATAGCTTAATCGAAGGGAGAACGGAGAATATGGCTGAAGAGAGAAAATGGGATCAAATCTGTACAAAGGCTGAGAAGTTACGTGCAGCTGATGAAAAAAAGTGGACTTGGGGGAAAATCGCTGAACAGTTTGGTGTTGTGGAAGGGAATTTGTACTACTACATTTCTAGAAGACGAGAAGCAAAAAACATACCTAGAAAGCGTGTAGGAGCTCTGGAAGTTCTTTTAGCAACCCATCTTCTAAGCGGAACGGTTCAGGATTTAAATGATGTAAGAAGTGGATGAAGTAATGAAACAGAATCGTGAGTTACCGAAAGAAGTTGAACAGCTGCAGAAAGAACTTCTAGCAGAAACAACAGCGAGATCGTGAGGATGATTACAGCACTTTATTACATGAATTCAACGTATTGAATGAAAAGAAATGGGAGCTAGAAGCAGAGCTTCGCAAGGCTCATGAAAATATGCGCTTGTCTGAAGAAGTCGCGCATAAAGAACGTGAACAGCCTTGAGCTGCAAGGCCGGTCACAAGCACTCGGTATGGCATTCAAGGCGGTTTTGTAGCATGAAACTCACAAAAGAAGAACGCATCCAAATTACATTTGAAATCGGCGACATCATTGAACAGAAATGCAGAAGGTGTTATTACAATCGTTCAGATGATGCTTGTTTCAGTGCGGAGGTTGCCCGACCGGTCAGAATTTACGCCGGTTGGGTAGGTATTTTGATACAGAGCTGAAAAGAATGGTGGACTGAGAACGAGAAAGCCTGTTGGTTTAACGCCTAAAGTCATTGAACTCAAGTATCAAATTTGAATTTTATACAAATATACAGAGATTATCCAGGATAATCCTATAAATAAAAACTCTACTCTCATCATATAGAGAGTAGAGTTCATGGATGCAGTTGCTGAGTTCTCGGGATGGTGAACACTAGCAACTAAATAATATCATGAGTATTCAGAAAAAACATCGAGTAAATGTTTCCGATTTTTCAAATAATAGTTAATTGGAATGAAATGAATAAAAGCGTTATTTGAATAGAAAGAGATTGGGGAGTGACAAGATGAGAAGTTTCACAAATTATCAACTTAAAATCAATATGCATAGTATGAAAGATGGAAGGTGAGAGTATTTACGAGGAGGGAGGGAAACGAATGTTTCCCAATTATTTTTACAATGAAATGCGAATGCGTCCTTTAGGAGGGCAGGGTCCTGCACAAAGTACAATTCAAGCTGTTCACCAGGCTATGCAAGCACAGCAACAAGTGTTACAAGCACAACAAATGCACCAAAGTATACAACCTTACTATTCATCGCAATATTATTACCCGATGTATATTACACAGGGTGGAATGCTTTTTTCAGGGATTCCGCATGAAACTGTATATGGTTTATAGCAAATAATAACAGGAGACATTGCTGTTCGATGGACACTTATTCATAAATAATTTAACAAAACGCTTTTTAATTAAGTTTCAGCTTAACAAAAGAGGATCTGCCACGAATAGCAGACCCTCTCTTAAAAGGGAAAAGAATAACTCTTACCTTACTCTTTTATCTGGCGAGGAGAAACGAAGGTTATGCCAACAGGATTAGCTTTTGAGATTCCACCAGGATACGAATTACAAGTACGACCACGTAGCAGTATGACGCGTGACACGAAGCTACGTACGGTTGATAGTGGTTTTAGGGGAGAAGTTGGTGTCATTGTTGATAACAACGAACGAGTATTGGGAGCGAATATGCAGGCTCATGTTATTGAAAGAGGGACGCGCATTGCTCAAGGCGTTATAGCGCCAGTGGAAACAGCACATTTTGTGGAAGTGGACGAGCTATCGGAAAGCCAAAGAGGTAAAAACGGATTCGGATCAACAGGAACTAAGTAATATCAAATTTGAATTTTGTTCAGGGTGAAAATTTAGTGAAACAAAAAGTAATGAATAAAAGGAAAAATCCCTGGGGGGGCAGGGATTCGATAAGGGAGATATTGTTGTCGTGCAATGTCGAAATTTGGCATATTCAACAAATTAATATTATCACGAATTTTTAGGGGATTGTGATAGTGGATGTGTCAAAAATGTGTACGGGTTTCATATACAGGCGTTATTTTACAATTATCTCGGCCGAGCCCTTCATAAGGAAGAAAGTGGTTTTAAGGATTTTTAAGAAAAATAAAAAGGACAGCCGGTATTTGCGACTGAACTCTTTTTATAAAAATCTTTATTTATCTTCAAGAGGTTTCATAACACTAGATGGAAGTTGATTGGTTGGAGCTAATACAGATTCTTCACTTGCTGGTTGAAGTGTTTTTAATTTTAGGAGTACACCTGCCTCTGTAGCAATTTCGTCCTCTTTTGCTTGATGGCTTGATGTAGATATATTTTCATTCGCTTTCTCCATTTTACATCCCTCCTTATTACATGTAGGTATACAAGCGACATAATTGTTGGAAATTACTAAAGTGTTTTTTAATATTACATTGATTATGAATAAAATGTATTGAAAAATCTTTTAGTAATAAATGCCGTTGTAACAATAGTATAGGATAGATTTAAAATATTATGCTGGATGGGAAGAGAGATGAAAATTAAACAAAATAAAATCGTTATTTAATAGTAAATAAAAAGAGAGAACACATATGAATGTGCTCTCAGAAAGGTAGATTTTTTATGAGAAAGGGTCTACATAAAATAATATATGCTTGTCTCAGTTAAATGTGAAAAAAATCAACAAAACGCTATTTTGTATGTAATAAAAATGCCATCTTTCAATGTGAGGGCATATGAGTAAGCATGTCTTATATCCATAATATATGCTTACCCTATCAAATAGTGACAAGTTAATAAAAATAAAAGAGCAGCTATCAAAAACTAACTGCTCGGCTCCAATGGGGGACTGGAGAAAGATTATTGTATCTACAGTATTGACGGAATATTGAGTTTTATTCAAACGGAAATGTTTATTAGGGAAGTCACACCAAAATCTTTGTTATTATCCATATTAGATATGAATATTATTACTCTAAAATACAGAATATAGACTAATAAACAAGCTGTTTTTTGTTTTTAATCATAGAATATGATGAATCCTATTATGAAGAGGAGGTAATCATATCTATGAGATGTAATTGTCATTTTAATCGCTTTCGAGATTGTGATAGATTTTGGGATAACTTAATGTTCTGTAGATGCAGACATAGAGATTGTGATGACCGTCGTTGTAGACGCGACTGTGATTGCGATGGTTGTCGTCGTAGACGTAAACATGATCGTGATTGCGATTGCGATGGGCGTCGAGAGTGGTAAATTTTTTTGAATGAGTGCCTTTCTTCAAAGCACTCTTTTTTGTTTATTGATTTTCTGAATTCTTTATTGATAGTAGTTATTTAATAGAAAGAATGTAGTTGTAATTCAATTTAAGGGCTAACAAAACAAACGAACACAACGAACAAAAATAGAGGAGGGGAATTATAGATTCTAAAGTAACGTTTACTATGCAAATGAATGGTGAGAGTAAAGATGCAACTGCATATGTGAGTGGGATTACCAATTTAATACAGCAGAGAAAATGGTTTGTTCCTATTGGTCAAAGTCTAGAAAAAATCATTTATCATGATTTTGATGAAACACCACACATGGCAATTGGATGAAGAATTTAGTAAATTGAAAAAAGATTTATAAATTGCACACCTTTTGAACTAGGCAAGCATATATTGAAGTATGGGACAAGCGTAAATCGCTTTTTTCATACTCATTGAAAACTCCTTATCACGAAAGAGCACTGTCGAGTGCTCTTTTTAATTTGGAATATATACATAGGTGAAAAAGCTTGGAGAAGTCATTTCATGCACAAAATGAAATGTATGAAAATATAATGGGAAAATGTAGGGAAGACATAAATGTTATTATTTTACAAGTGGGTATTGATGTCCGTGAATCCATGATAAATAAGATGATTCTAATATAGGTGGATGAATAATATGAATCCAAGAAATTTAACGGTTACGGGAGCATGGTTTCAAGTAGGTGGAAATACGATAGCTGCCATTGGAACTACAAGAGGGTTTATAGGAGAAGAAAATGTTGAAGAACCACTTGTAATTGTAGGTGGATCATTACAAGCTCTTGGATATATACTGCAATTGATAGCGTTAAAAGATTCCTTTGAAAAACAAGGGATGAAAGTAGAAGAAACTGCACTGAGTAAAGAGGAACAAATGAAACAAAGAAATAAATCTTTGGAGAAAACAGGGATTGAATTATTAGCTTTAGGGAATGTTTCAAATGTAATAGGAACGTTTTTAAATATACAAAAAGAAATGGAAGAGAATGATTATCTCATTATCACAGGAAATAGTCTACAGTCTATTGGTGCATTTGTAGGGGTAGAGGTGGCACTGAATGAGGAGCCTGAAATTCCATGGTTGATTGTAGTGGGTAATTCACTACAAACGCTAGGAGCTGGATTGCAAGCATTTCAAGGCATACACAACATATCCAAGGAAAACCAAATGATTGAGAAAAATGATAGAGAAAAAGAAGATGAGAGATTCGTTGGACTAATTGGTATTTGGATACAAGCAATCGGTACAGCAGTTTCAGCAATTGGAATCACACAAATGATAGAGGATTGAGTTTGAAACTTTAGCTATCGAGAAATTAGTATGAAGATTCATATGAATGGAAGGAAATATTTCATTCTCTTTTAAGGTCGGACAAGGACTTTAGGAAGGATTATTTTCTATAGCTCAATTTTTGGTAATTTAAAAGAATAAAAGATGTTTTATGGTGTAGGTTTTTCTTCTTTCCTGTCGAAGATGTAATAAAAGGGAGGTAGTAAAATGGCACAGTTTGAAGTTGGAAAAATCACTTATTTAGGAGAGAGAAAAGAAGAAATAGATTTTCGAATAGCTTATGTAAGGATTGATGACTATTTAGACTGGGAAGTCATTATACGTGGAACTACTGATAAAGATACAATTTTTATTGAAATAATGAAGAAAAATGAGCAACCAGTATTTGAATTTATTACTACTGAAGGTGAAGTTCTTCAAGGGAGGACAAAAATAGTGAAATTTATCCCGAAATTAATTGATACAGAAATTGATTTATTTGGTATTGGAAAGTTAAATGGTTATGAAATAAAAAGCGTCCAATAGGACATAGCCATCAAGTTAAGACTATGTATAATTTTTAACAAAAACAACCAACGCGTCTAATCATCTATAAATTAACAGAATCTGAACATACAAAACGATTAGAACGGCATAAAAAAGAAAAACGACGAATGCCTAAATACGCGAGTGGTATCAACTTGTTTATTACAAATATAAATGAAACTGACATGACGGCGCATAAAATTTATCAATTCTATTCTCTTCGTTGGCAAGTTGGAATTTTATTTAAAACATGGAAATCTATTTTTGGTATTCATGCGGTAAAAAAGATAAAGCTCGAGCGATTCCAGTGCCATTTATATGGACAGTTAATTGCGCTATGTCCGACAAGATACTTCTCATTTGAAGGGATCGTTATCGGACTTTATTGAAGAGCACGAGATTGATGAGACGTTATTTAAATCCATCCTACGTAAGATGGATTTTGACCGAATTCAATTTGAGAAAGATATATCTCATTATTCTGGTGGACAAAAGAAAAAGCTGCTTATCGCTAAAAGTTTATGTGAAAAAGCTCATTTATATATATGGGATGAACCATTAAATTTTATTGATATTTATTCGCGTATGCAGATTGAAGAGCTTATTCAACAATTTAATCCCACAATGGTTATTGTTGAGCATGATAAGGCATTTCAACAAACAGTTGCAAC